GATCAGGTACTGGAAAATGGCTTTGCCAACGTGGATCATGTTGTCATGGGCAAGACTGCTCTGCGCAACTTCCTGGCCGACACCAACGTGCAGAATATGCTGGACAACCGCCGCATCGAACTGGGCATCATCAACCCCAAGGACCTGCCCAACGGCGCACGCTATATCGGACACCTGAGCAAGCCCAGTCTGGACATCTACACCTACGGTGAGGTTTATCTGGACGACTGGACCAATCCCTCTGCTCCCGTTACCAAGCGGCTGGTGGATGACAATAAGATTGCTCTGCTGCCCTCCAACCCGAACTTCATGCGTGCTTACGGCCTGACTTCCTACATCGACGACGCCAAGCGCACTATCACCGCTCAGACCAACCGTCTGCTGCGCACCTATGTGAAGCATGGTCCTGACCGCATGATCCTTGAGCTGCAGACCCGTCCGCTGACCATTCCCGACAAGGTGGATAGCTGGCTGGTTGCTACCGTCTGCTGATACGGGAAGGAGCACGGATATGCTGGACGTTGACCAGAACTACGGCACACCGGAAACCCCGAAACCGTTTCCTACGTTCAAAGACTGCGTTGCACAGGATGTGCAGAACGTAATCTTCAACCCGAATGAGTTCGCGGAAGAACGGTACATAGATGATAAGCTGATGCTCTGCATCACGCAGCACCCCGGCGTACTTGAACGTCCGGCGCACTGGGAAGGCGGAGCAAAACAGTCCTTTGACCAAGGTATGTACAAGGCCGACCTGCTGCTTTTTGTGAAGCAGAAAGACTACGGCCCCATGCCGAAAAGCGGCAAGCAGATCACCTTGGACAAGAAACGAATCTACAACATCAAATCCTGCTCCCTGAAAGCGGGTATGTATCGCATGGAACTGGAAAGGGTGAGGTAAGTTGGCATACTTCCATACCAACTATGACGCTTCCAACCTGACGGTCTCCGTTGATGACGCGGAAGTGACCCGCGCTCTTGGCGTACTGGGAAACAAAACCCCGGCGGCGTTGAAAGTGGCCGTAAACACCACGGCACGGCAGACGCGCAAGCTGATGCTGACAGAAGTGAAGAAGCGCTACGACCTGAATGCGGCGGGTAGACGCATGATCGAAGATCTGCGCCAGCGCCAGAAGGCCACCAACCGGCGGCCTACCGCTATCCTTGCCATTATGAAGAACGACCCCGGCGCATTCCGGGCAGACCTGGGCTATTTCAGAACCAGCCCCACAAAGCCCTTCATGGGTCCGTCTGTCCGCAATGCGCCGCCCGTTTTTCGGGCGCACGTCCTGAAAGGCAGTCCGATGATTGCTCTGGGCGGCACCAGCGATAAGAGCAAGGGCTTCTTGGTGCAGTTCAAGTCGAAGCACATCGGCATGGTACAACGTCAACTCGGAGTACCTGCGGATAAGGACTACACGGAGAGCGGCAAGAAACGCTGGAAGCCGAATGAGAAGCTGGCAACACTGTCCAGCCCTTCCGGCTCTGCAATGCACCATACCGTGTGGGAGATGCAGGAGCAGACGGTGGAGCAGATGCTGCAGCAGAACACGGAACGGCGCGTCCGGCAACTGATCGCCAATGCAAAACGAAAGGGTGTGATCTGATATGGCTGAAAAAATCACCGGCTATACCAGCGAAATGTGCCAGCAGGCCATGATTGACGAGTTGAAGGAACTGTTCCGGGATATGAAGTTCACGGGGCAGGAAGGCGAAAAACCGCTGAAGATCTTCAAGCAGTTTATCCCGTCCCCGACCGATGATGACGACGATGTGGATACCAATAGATCCAACTTCCCGTGCATCATCGTATCAAGAACGAGTGGCGAGGTGGTGAACGAAAAGGATCCGCAATTGGTCCTTTTGCAGCTTATCATCTGCTGTTATGACCCGAAAACAGACCGGCAGGGATATGAGGACACCGGAAACATCATCGAAGCCATCATGCAGCACTTCAAGCGGAAGCCTGTGTTTGGCGAGGCTTTCAAAGTGGGATATCCACGCAAATGGGATCTTTCGGATGATGACATGGACTTCTACTACTGGGGCATTGTCAACCTGATCTGCGAAACGCCCAACACCCTGAAAAACGAAGAAGTGGAGGCTTTGATATGAGCATCGAAAAGACCGAAAAGAAAACCGAGGCTGTGAAAGAAGCACAGCCTGTGACGGAAACCACCGGCGCTGCGGCGTACTGCGGGCCGACCGTCAAGGGCATTGCCCCGCAGTACACCGTATTCGTGGATGGCCTGCCCGAAAAGCTGAAAGAAAAAGTGGAGCAGGTGCCGTTCCTGAAGGCGCTGATCGTTCCGCTGGACAAGCTCGCAGAAATGCGCGTGAAGATCGAACAGGACGGCACCAGAGAGAACATTCTCTACAAGAAGGCCACCGACCTGATGAAGTAAGGAGGATATGACAAATGGCTATTTCTCATGGCTTTAACAAGACCGAAGCAGCGACCAGCGTCACTGCTCCGGTAACGGTCAACTCCGGCCTGCAGATCGTTGTGGGTACGGCTCCCGTTAATATGCTGGATGACCCGGAAGCAGCGGTGAATACGCCGATGCTGGTGAATACCTTCAAAGAAGCTGCCGCCGCAGTGGGCTATTCCAGTGATTTCGCAAAGTACACCCTGTGCGAGGCTGTGAGTGCCAGCTTCCAGGTGATGGGCATTTCCCCCATCGTCGTGGTCAACGTCCTGGATCCTGCAAATGCAAAGCATATCACAGAACTGTCCAACAAGACTGTTCAGGTGAATGATGGCATTGCAGAGATCGACGAGACCGGCATCCTGCTGAAGAAGCTGGTGGTGAAGAAGGATCAGACCGCGCTTACGGCAGACGAGGACTATACGGCCAGCTTCAACGACGACGGCACAGTGAGCATTGCGCTGGTCAACGGCGGCAAAGGCGACGGCGCAACGGCCCTGACTGTTTCCGGCTCCATTCTGGACCCGGCCAAGATCACCGCTGCCGACATCGTGGGCGGCGTGAATGCGGCCACCGGCGCAGAGACCGGCCTGGAAGTGGTAAGACAGGTATTCCCCAAGCTGGGCATGGTTCCTGGCATTCTGCTGGCACCCCGCTTCTCCAAGGATCCTATGGTGTGTGCTGCACTTCAGGCAAAGTGCCGCAAGATCAACGGCGTTTTCGATGCTGTGTGCTTTGTTGACATTGACAGTTCTGCTTCCGGTGCACGCAAGTACACCGACGTTGCAAACCAGAAGGTGAAGCAGGGGGCAACTTCTCGTGAAGCATATGCCCTGTGGCTGTACGGCAAGATCGGCAGCACCATCTACAGCGGCAGCTCTCTGGCTGCTGCTGCGGCAGTCTACAACGACAGCCTGTATAACGACACGCCCAATGCCAGCCCGTCCAATGTCAGCGTGCCCATTTCTTCCGCCTGCCTGGAAGATGGCACCGAAGTCCTGATGGATCAGGAGCAGGGCAATGTGCTGAATGAGCAGGGTGTGGCAACCTTCATCCGCTCCGGCGACTTTGTTGTGTGGGGCAATGAAACCTGCTGCTACCCGAAAAACACTGACCCGAAGGATGCTTTTCTTTGCGTCCGCCGCTTCTTCAACCACTCCTGGACCAGCTTTGTTCTGGATAACATGAGCAAGCTGGACAAGCCGATGAACAAGAAGCGCCTTCAGTCCATCATTGACAGCGAGAACATGAAGGGCAGTGTTTATGTCTCTACCGAGGTATGCGCCAGCTACAGCATGAAGGCAGACCCTGACCGCAACACGACCGCTGAACTGGTTGCAGGCCACTACTCCTTCTATCAGTTCTGCACGCCGTTCCCGCCTTTTAAGCAGATCAATAACACCATGGAGTACGAGGCCGGCGCGCTGACCTCCGCTCTGTCTCTGTAAGCAGGAGGAATGACCTATGGCTCTGAATATTTCCAGCGACCTGGTTCCCCAGGTCATCAATGACTACAATGCGTACACGGAAGATGACCTGCTCATTGGTCTGGCGGATGAAATCACCCTGCCCAAGATCAAGAACAAGACCACCTCCGTGTCCGGCATGGGCATTGCGGGCGAAGTCGATTCTCCCGTGCCCGGTCAATTTGAATCCATGGAGGCAACGCTGAACTGGAACACCATGTACAGCTACGCCACCAAGATGATGAACCCCAACAAGAACATCCAGATCACCCTGCGTGCTGCTATGCAGAACGACAACAAGAACGGCGGCTACACCTACAAGGGCCTGCGCGTCGTCCTGGGTGGTCGTCCCAAGGAGCTGGATCCCGGCAAGCTGAAGCGTGCCGACACCATGGGCAGCACCACCACGCTGGAAGTCACCCGTTACCTGATGGAGGTTGACGGCACTACTGTTATCGACATCGACAAGTTTGCGGGCCGCTACTATGTCGATGGCGAGGATATGCGTGCCGAGATCAACGCTCTTATCTAAACCCGATACATGAAGAAGTCAGCCGTCCCGGCGTGGGGCGGCTGATTGTCTTTTGGAAAGGAAACAGCAATGGACAATATCGTGAAGTTCGATAAACCTTATAAGTTCGAGGGCAAGGAGTACGACAGCCTGGATCTGTCCGGTATGGAGAAGATGACCGTGCAGGACTTGATCGACATTCAGAAAAACATCGGCAACGAGACGGCGGCCATGTACGCGATGGAAATGACCACTTCCTTTGCACAGGAAATGGCTGTTAAGGCTACTGGAAAGCCGGTGGAGTTCTTCAAGCTCATGCCCCGCGGCAAGATCAAGAAAGTGCAGGCGGAGGTTATCAAGGGCATGGATAACAGCGAGAACGCCGATGAAGTGAAAAAGCAGCTGGAATCTCACACCCTGAAGTTTGCAGCGCCCTACACCTACGAGGGCAGCGAAAAGGCGGAACTGAAGGGCAAGACCTTTGACGGCATCGACCTGTCCGGCGTGGGCGAACTGAACACTATGAGCGAATCCATGGCAGAAAACCGTATGGCTGCGGGCGGATTTGCACCGGTGAATACGCATCGCAACTACCTGTACTGCTGCATCATCGCCAGCATGGGCACCGGCTACCCGGTGGACTTCTTTGCTGGTCTGCCGCTGTGCGAGGCGGTTAAGCTGCGTGATGGTGTAAACTCTGATTTTTTCGAGTAAAAGGCGGGGCAAAAGGACTTCGGAAAGCGGCTATCCAGCTATCCATTGCCACGCATTCCAACATGACGGATCTGCTGCACCTGCCCCGGCGGGAGCTGGTGGATCTGTGTAACGAGGTGGCAGACGTATGGCGGGAAATGGAGCACTAGACCTCAGCATCCGCATCATGGGCAAGGTGGACCCGTCCCTTGTAACTGCAATAAAGCAGACGAAGGGGCTGACCGGTGATCTGGCAAACGCATTGACGGGAACCAAGTCACTGGGCAGCACGGTAGCAAACACTCTGGGCGTAATCGGGAAAACCGGACTGGGAATCATGGCGACGCTGACAACTGCGTCCGCTGTCATGATTAAAAAGACAACCTCCATGGCAGAGGAATACCAAGCCCAGGCGGCAGATGCAGTCAAGTATGTTGGCGGCATCATGAACGATGACGGCAGCATTGACCCGGAAAAGCGTGCCACCATGGAGGACGCGATCCTCAAGATGACCACGCAGGTCCCAATCAAACGGGACGAGATGGCGCAAATCGCCGCATCGCTGGGACAGTCCGGCAAGAGCTATGAGCAAATCTTTCTGGATAACCAGCAAACCGGAGAAAAAAGCTACCTGTACGATACGGCCCGGCTAGCTGCCGCGTGGGACATTGATGCAAAGTCTGCGGCCGATTATATGGCAAAGTGGGAAACCGCTTTTGGTAAGACCCACAACCAGATTATCGACATTGCAGATTCCATCAACTATCTGGGCGGCCACATGGCTACCACGGCGGCGGAAATCGCCAGCGTGGTGAATACGTCCGGCGGTGTCGGCCAGACAGCCGGCGTTGACCTGCACACGACCTCTGCGCTGGCAGCCACCATGCTGGCTATGGGCGTTAATGAGGGAAAGGCCGGAACAAGCCTGAACCGTGTGTTTACAAACATCACCCTTGGCAACAGTGCAACGGATGCGCAGGTGGGCGCATGGAACAGACTCGGTTTTGATCCCGTGCAGATTGCAAAGGATATGCAGTCCACCGG